CAGCTTTAACAGATGGTGTTCGTGGTATCTTTGCTAAGTTTACAAAAGGTGCAGGAGGTAATCCTGTCAATGTAGCTGAACGCATACAACTTATGCAAGCAGAGACATCTCGTTTGCAAGCACTAGCAGAGATAGATAAACCAGCAGGTGAACCTTCTATCTGGGTTACTAACTTAAGGTCTAGCTTTAGGTATATTGCAATTATCATTATTTGGTTAGCGACAGTGGCTGCTGTGTTTACTCCTACAGTTGCTGAACCTATTACTCTAATTCTATTAGATTTAAGTGGTGCGTGTATGAGCTTTGTTATCGGTGAACGTATGTATCTTACTTTAAGGAAATAACATGCCAATTAAAAAAGGACAAGAAACTTTTGCTGGGTACAATAAACCTAAACGTACTCCAGGTCATCCAACTAAATCTCATGCTGTATTAGCAAAAGAAGGAGATAAAGAGAAACTAATTCGCTTTGGTCAACAAGGTGTTAGTGGTGCTGGATCTGCTCCTAGTACTCCTGCTGAGAAAGCTAGACAAAAGTCATTCAAAGCTCGTCACGCATCTAACATTGCTAAGGGTAAAATGTCTGCAGCATACTGGGCTGATAAAGTCAAGTGGTAATAAATACCTTGACAAACTTAGTCTACTGTGGTATAATTGTATTATAATTAAGGGATTTTAAATTGACATATCTTGAAATAGTAAATAAGGTTTTAAGACGACTTCGTGAGAATGAAGTTACTACTGTTAATGAAACTCCCTACTCCAAACTTATAGGTGAATTTGTTAATGTAGTTAAACGGGAAGTAGAAGACTCATGGGAGTGGGGTATTCTACGTAATACTCTTACTGCTACTACTACAAGTAACATTTTTAACTATACTCTTGTAGATAGTACAACTCGCATTAAAGTATTAGATGTTATTAATGATACCTCTGATACAATCATGCAACAAAGAAGTAGTAACTGGTTTAATCAACAGTTTCTAACAGGTACCACTCAGACAGGTGATCCGTTTTATTATAACTTCAATGGTGTAAGTGACGATGGTGATAGTCAGATAGATTTCTATCCTATCCCTGATGGTGTGTACAATATTAGAATTAACTGTATTGTTCCTCAACCTGAACTAACACTAGATACTCATGTTATCGCTGTACCCTATCAAATAGTAGTAGAGGGAGCTATTGCTCGTGCTATCTCTGAGCGTGGTGATGATGGTGGTTATGCAGAACAAGAAGAACGTTATAGAGCTTTAGCTTCAGACTTAATTGCTATTGAGGCAATGCAACGTCCTGATGAACTTACTTGGATGGCTACTTAATGGCAGGGCAATTAAAAGCTCTTAGTAATGCAGCACTTGGCTTTCTTGGGTTAAACACTCAAGAGAGTGGTGTTACATTAGAGAGTGGATATGCCACAAAAGCTACAAACTGTGTTATTGATAAGTTTGGTCGTTTAGGTAGTCGTAGAGGTTGGACACCAGTTACTACTGACCGTGATGGTTTAGGTTCTACTACTTATCTAGAATCTTTATTTGAGTTTATTGATGTAGACCTAACAGCCACTATTCTCTCTTGTGGAGGTGGTAAGATGTATAAAGGTTCTACTACTCTTACACAACTTCCTGTTAAACAAGCAGACCAAACAACTGACCTTACTATTACTTTTTCAGGTAATAGATTTCAATTTTCACAACTAGCAGAAGGTGCTGGTTTTGGTAATAGTATGTATGGGTTTGCTGCTCAAGCAGGTACTCCATTACTAGTTTATCGTAAAGCCAACCATGTAGGTTCTTATATTTGGCAACGAGTAGGCGATTATGGTGCAAAACCTACAGGTGTATCTACTTTTGATCCTGACTGCTCTCATACAGCTTTTGGTCGTCATTGGGTAGCAGGTGTAACAGGTGCTAAGACAACAGTTTATTATAGTAAGTTACTAGATGGGGCTACTTTTACTGGAACTGGTTCTGGCTTAATTGACATTGAATCTGTTGTTGGTAGTAGTGATGAGATTACAGGTATATCTTCACACAATAACTTCCTTATTATATTTTGTCGTAATAATATTGTTATTTACCAATCTCCTGATGATCCTACTAACATTGCTCTTGCTGATGTAATTACAGGTGTTGGATGTATTGCTCGTGACACGATACAGCAAACAGGTACAGATTTAATATTCCTAAGTAATAGTGGTTTGCGTAGCTTTAACCGAGTTACTCAAGACAAGAGTATGCCTATGCGTGACTTGTCTATGAATATTCGTGATGACTTAGTTACATATATTTCAGGTGAAGTTTTAACAGAGATTAAGAGTGTGTACTTTGAGAGAGATGCTTTTTATCTTCTAGTACTTCCATCACTCAAACAATCATTCTACTTTGACTTACGTCAGACATTAGATAATGGTGGTGCTCGTGTAACCTCTTGGATTGGCTTTATACCTAAAGCTCTTTGTAAGACTAGAGATAGAAATTTACTTCTAGGTATGGCTGGGGGTGTAGGTAGATATTTTGGATATAGTGATAATGGTGCTTCCTATCGTTTAGAGTATTACACTTCTAACATTGATGCTGGTGAACCATTTAGTCTTAAATTTCTTAAGAAAGCAAGTATGGTAGTTATTGCTTCAGGAAGTCAAGATGTTATTTTCAAATATGGTTTTGATTATAAAAATATATATACTAGCAGAACTTATACAAAAGATTTTATTGGTGGAACAGCAGAATATAATATAGCTGAGTACAACATAGGTGAGTTTACTTCAGGTACTGCTATTAATGATATTACAATGCACTTAGGTGGTTCAGGTAAAATATTACAATTTGGTGTGGAAGTTCCAATTGAAGGTGCTCCAGTTAGCTTACAACAACTAACAATCTATTTGAAAACAGGGAAGATGTTATAATGTCAAATTACGTCAAAGCAACAAACTTTTTCACAAAGGATGCCTTGCTTACAGGTAATCCTGATAAGATAATTAAAGGGGCAGAGATAGATGCTGAGTATAATGCTATTGCTACTGCTATCTCTAGTAAAGCAGATACCACATCTCCTACCCTTACTGGAACTCCATTAGCACCAACTGCTACTGCAGGTAGTAATACAACTCAAATAGCTACTACTGCTTTTGTAACAACTGCTTTACAAGTAATGTATCCAATAGGTTCTATTTATAGTTCAACTACTTCTACTAATCCAAATACACTTTTTGGTTTTGGTACATGGGCATCATTTGCTGCTGGTCGTGTTCTAATTGGTAATGGTGGTGGATTTACTGCTGGTATAACAGGTGGTAGTGCTGATGCTGTTGTAGTAAGTCATACACATACTGCGTCAGTAACAGATCCAGGGCATACACATAACTATGTTAAAACAACTCGTCAAGGTGCTCCTGGACCTTTAGAGAATGGTGGTGAGTGGGATGCAGTACAAACAACAGTTGCATCAGCAAGTGCTACTACAGGAATTACTGTAGCTAATAGTACAGAAGGTGTAAGTGGTACTAATGCTAACCTTCAACCTTATGTTGTAGTTTATATGTGGCAACGCACTGCTTAAATTTAAAAGGTAACTAAAATGGGATTATTGAAAAAAATAGGTAAGGGACTTGTAGGTGCTGCCAAAGGTTTTGTTACTTCTGGTGGTAATCCTTGGGGAGCTGTTGCAGGAGGTGCCCAAGGTCTTCTAAGTGGTGGAGGTGGAGGTAAGGGTAGTGGTCAATCTCCTACTGTAGCTGGTTTTACTCCTTATAGTATTAAGTCAGGGTATGGTACATCTACTATAGACGAGGCTAATAAAACTGCTACATATGAACTAACTCCTGAAATGAAAGCTTTCAGAGATAAGTTCTATGCAGGTGCTACTGGAGCAATGCCTTCTGCAGAACAATTAGCTTATGCTACAGAAGTATCTAATTATGGTAAAGGATTGTTTGATCAAGCTACCAATATGGATATTGGAGCAATGACTCAAGAGTATTTGAGTGGTCAACTAGGTCTATTAGAACCAGGTCGTGCTCAAGAATCTAGTCGTTTAAATGATCTTCAGTTTAGTCGTGGTACTATTGGGGCTGGTGTTGGTATGGGTGGAGGATATGTTAACCCTCAACAATACGCTTTAGCTATGGCTCGTGAGCAACAAAATGCAGCTTTAGCTGTAGGAGCAGAAGATAGAGCTCGTTCTATACAAGCAGATACTCTTACTCAAGCTGGTGCCTTGTATGGCTTAGGTCAATCATATGCAACACAACCTTATGAAACTGCTAATACTTTGTTTGGTTATGGTAGTAATATTGAAGCTTTAGGTGCTAATACTATGGCTCAAGGTATGAACTTTGGTAGTCTATCTACCAATGCTAATCAAAATGCAGGTCAAATTAATGCAGGTATTAATCAAACTAACTATCTAAATGCCCTTTATAAGTCTAATGCTAAGGCTAATCAATGGGGTGATCTAATCAATAGTGCAAGTACTATGGATTGGGGTGGTTTGTTTGGTGGTGGAAGCTCTGGAGGAGGTCAATGGAGTTCTGGAGGTTCTTATGATCCATTGGGGAGATATTAATAATGGCACAACCTAATCAATTAATGCCTGGTGAGTGGGAACTACAAGATCTTGGTTCCTTTGCTAATCAGTACAAACAAGATAAAGAAAACATTTATCTTAAAGAAGCTATTGCTATGGGTAACATGGATCCTAGAGCAGCTGAAGGTTACTATAAAGGTAAGTTAGATCGTGCTATTACTAATGGCATTACTTCTCTATTTGGTGGTCAAGCTGCTGATCCTGAGTTACGTAAAGCTAATGATCTAGATGCTATCTTTAAATCTTTATCTGATGAAGATATCAAAGATCCTGCTGCTGCTTTAAACAAAGTAGCTGATGAACTTGCTGCTAAAGGTCATACTAAGGAAGCTATCTCTTACAGAATGAAGGCTCAAGCTGTAGCTCAAGATACTATTACTAAATCTAACAAAGGTAGACTTGATACTCTAAATCAGAACATTGCTTCTGCTAAGTATATTGGCTCTCAAGCTAATGGTACACTAGAAGCATTTAAAACAATATCTAAAGATAGACCTGAACTTAAGAAACAGTTTTGGGATAACTATGTAGCTAAATACGAACAAGTAATGGGTAAAGAAGAAGCAGATAAACTTCGTAAGTTACCTGAAACTGCTTGGGAAGCTCAGTTAAATAGTGATATTAATGGTGCTGAATCTGCTGCTACTACTTCTATGGAACAACGTCAACTTAAGACAATAGAAGCTTCTAAAGATAATGCTGTAATTAAAGCAGCTGCAGTAGTAGAAGGAGCTGGTATTAGAGCTAAAGCACAAATGGCTAAGTTAGACAAAGAACTTGGCTTTAAGTACTCAAACTTAGCATTCCGTAAAACAGTAGCTGCTCGTAAAGATATTGAGGCTCGTGTTAAAGCTGGTGATGATCAAGTTAAACAACTTAGTGATGACATTGAACAGATTGACAGATCTTTAGATAACTTTAGAACTAAGATTAACTTTGCTGGTGAAGATAAAGAGACAGTACAAGCTAACATAAATATTCTTGAAGCTAAGAAGAAAACAATCATGGCTACTAAGTCTGAGATTGAGAATCAAAACTCTACTTTTAGACAGCAGTTTAATGATGTTATTGCTACTAATACTCAAGCATATAATCCAGCAGGTACTTCTCCTACTACACAACCTACAGGAATCTCTTCTAACTATGATAGATATTTAAAAGAGTTTAAAGCTCTTAATGGTAATCCTGCAAAACAGAAAGCATTAACCGATTGGGCAAGATCTAATGGGATTGTAAAATAATATGGCAACAGTAGATTGGAGTACTGCACCAATTGCTTCTAGTAATCCCTTGACTGAGGAAGACTTTGCTGTACCTGAGTTTAAGCAAAATACTGAGGTATCTAGTGTTACAGAAAGAGGAGAGGACTACTCAGCTATGGGTGCTCCTCCTAAAACTGCTTCTAGTATAGATTGGAGTACAGCACCTACTGCTACTCAGGGAGTGGACTGGAGTACAGCACCTACTGCTACTCAGGGAGTGGACTGGAGTACAGCTCCTATTACTCCTGCTGAGATACCTAAAGCAGGTTCTACTGACAAACCATTCCAATTTATTCCTACTAAGGAAGACTTTAAGGCTGGGTTTGCTGGTCGTATACTTGCAGGTAAAGGTAAAGAAATCCTTCCTGATGCTAATACTCCTTCTGTATCTGAATCCTTTGGTGCATTAGTTACTGCAGCTAAAGAGCATCCTATGGGTGTAGTTCAAGATCTATACACAGGTATTATCGTAGATCCTTGGATGCTAATTCCTGGACTTTGGGAAGCTACTCCTGCTAAGTTAGCTGCTCTTAGTGCTAAGTATGTATCTGCTGCTGCTAAGGTTGCTCCTATTGCAGGTAAAGCTGCTGCTGTGTCTACTAAAGTAGCTAGAGCTGGTGCTATTGGTGGTGGTGCTGAACTTGCAGCACAATCTGCTGAAATGGCTAGAGGTGAGCGTTCTCAGTACGATACTCAAGCTGCTGCTAATACAGCTGCTCAGTTTGGTGCATTTGCTGGTGTGGCTAAAGCAGTTAGTGAAGCTTTTAAACCTGCTAAAGTAGAAGTCAAACCTATGGAAGAAGTAAAGGTTTCTCCTGAAGTAATGGTAGAAGACTTACCTAGAGAGACTGCTGCTAAAGTTATAGAAGCACAGAACATGATAGATGTTGAGGCTCTTAAAGCCAAGAAGATATCAGATGCTGTTCGTGTTATTACAGGTAACAAAGAAGAGTCTTTAAAAGATATCTTTAGATCTATAGATGAGCCTGGACCTTACACTAAACTTTTAACAGATGCAGAAAGATTTAAACGTATCAATAACTTAGAGAAATCTATTGCTGCTAAGAAGATTATGTCTGAGGCTGTTAAAGGTGACTCAAGTAATCCTATCTTTACTACAATTAAAAACCAAGAGTATTACCTTGAGAAACTTAAGTCTGGATCTCAAGAACACCTTATAGAACCTGCTAATAAACTTAGAGAGCTTTTATTTAAAGATGGTGTTGCTGCTCGTGATGCAGGTGTTACTAAAGGTCTAGTGTACAATTACTTTACTCACTTGATTGATTCCTCTAAAAGTAATCTACCTAAAGAAGCTACAGCTAAGATTATAGAAAACTTATACAAAGAGAAGCCTGAGATATTTAAAACAGACTCTTCTAATACTCGTATCTATAAGACAGCTAGAGATTTACAAGATCGTTTGAACTCTATTGGTGCTAACCTTTATGTTCATACAGATGCTGCTTTAGTATTTGAGGCATATCACAAAGCTATTACTACTTCTATTGCTCAGAAGGGTATCGTAGATAATCTTAAAGCTACTAAAGATGGTAAGGGTAATCCTCTTATTACTTCTGATCCTGCTATTGCTTTTCAAAACAAGTATGTAACCTATAATGGTCCTGGAAATAAACAAATAGAAGGTCAGTTTGTACATCCAAGTATAGCTCCTGTATTAGATCACATGTTCCAAAGATCAGATATAGGTACTGTTAAGAGTGCCTTACTTGAAACTGCTATGCTTACAAAAGCATTTAACGTAGCTGGTTCTTTATTCCATGCTCCTTCTCTTGCTTGGGCTGTAGCTGGTGCTTCTCCTAAGTTAGCCTTTAAAGAGATAATTACTGCAGGTAGTGGTATCCGTAAGGCTGTAGCTGAGTTTAAGAAAGCTGACATGGATCCAGAAGTTAACTATGCCATGAAGTCTGGTGTTAAACTTGGTACTGAGGATGTAAATCGTTCAGTAATATCTGACATATCTGCTTGGGTTGATTCTAAGATTCTAGGTAATCAAGAAGGTAAATTACTACAAAGAATTACACATCCTCTAGATAAGTATATTCTTGAGAAAATGAATACATTTACTTGGGACTACATGCATACTGGTGGTAAACTTTTACTATTTAATCACCTTCTATCTAATGCAGAACGTAATATTAAAATAGATAAATATATGCCAGATAACTCTGTTAATCCAGAGTGGACAGTAGCTAGAGATGCAGTAGCAAAAGAGATTGCTGTATCTGTAAATGATACAATGGGTGGTTTGCAGTGGTTACAAGCAGCTAATTCTATTGAAAATAGGTTTCTTAGAAATCAAGCAATAAAAGCTTCAGGTATAGAGAATAGAGCTTGGGCTCAGATTGCTTTGTTTGCTCCTGATTGGACTACCTCTACTTTAAGAGCATTTACTAGTGGTTTACCAAAAGAAATGCTTAACCCTAAATCTTGGGATATTAAAGGTGGTGTTAGAGGTATAATGAAACCTATGTCTAAGGGTGACTTAGCTCGTAGATACATAATTAACACTGGTCTTCTTTATCTAACTCTGCTTAATGGTATTAATATGTATACCGCAGGTCAGTATATTTGGGAGAATGAGGATCCAACTCGTATTCTACATGAAGATGGTACAACACAACAGTTAGCTAAACACTCTATGGAGTCTGTTCACTGGATGATGGACTTTGGATCTACACTTCAAGGTAAATTAGGTTTTGTTCCTAAAGCAGGAATGGAAATAATGGACAAACGAAATACTAATTACTTAGATAAAGCTATTGCTGTTGGTAAATTAGGATTACCTTTCTCTGTTGGTTCTGCTTTACAAGCTCCAGAAGGTGAAGCAACAAAACGGATTTTATATTCTTCTGCTGGGTTTCCGATTTATGGTAAACCAGATACTAATTTAAGAGATCCATTAGATGTAGAAAAAGAGAGAAGAGCTCGTGCAGAAACTAGAGCTGAGAATTTACAAGAAAAAGCAGCTTTAGAAGCAACAAAAGCTAAGAGAGGTAGATTGTTCGGATTATTTGATGAATATCTGTAAAAGTGACCTCTAGAATCGAGCTACAACGCATTTAAATTATAGGTTGATGTACTGCTATCAAAATATACTCTAAACTCGTTGTAGCCCTTTCTAGTAGTGTCTATGACGATTTGACCTTATTTATTCATTACATACATAGTAACTTCAAAGCCAAAGCGCATTTCTGTTGCTGATGGTGATGTCCACATAACATACTCCTTAATATATACTACACAAAATAGTTTGTCTGTAATATTTATTAATTTATTACACACAAAATAGCATAAACTTATACTATACTAGTATTATAGCATAGTATAAGCTTTTAGCACTACGTAAAAGTATTAACTTTCCATAATGTATTTACTGAACACTAACCTCAGTATACCCACATGAAGTACTACTACCCATTTTAAATTATCACCTTTGACATCGAAATCATGATTGTCCATAACTTCAGCACCAAAGACTAAACCACCTATTGTTTCCCATGTAAATTCTATCATACTTCACCTTTCAAATATTTAATAACACTTTCTAATTCTACAATAGAAGAATTATTTTTTAAAGTATTAGCTCTTTTAGAAATAACTCTAATATTATCTTTAGTATATCCTTTAGAAGAATCTACTCTATCTAGAGAAGGAGCATATTCTGTGTTAGGTACTAAAAGTTTATTTAATACTGGACATATTTCTGGTACTACTATATCAGATATTGTTATTGTAAATTCTCTATTTTTTTGTTTTGCCCTACTCATTGCCCTAGTCCATAGTTTATATTCTATACTCCAGGTTTTATAAGTAGATTTTGAAATAGGTTTTCTACAAAGTTTGCAAATAGTATTATATCCATTTACACATTCTTTATGTATATGAAATTCTGAATAGGGTTTATATATCTTACATTTTGTACAAACCCTACCAGAATCATCATAAAACTCCCACTTAAATTTAGTCATAATATTACTCCTTATTCACATATTATAACATATTTGTGAGAGAATGTCAAGTATTACTTATACTTCGCAATAACCTGAACTACACGCTAGTTGTTGGGCACCTTCAGTATTATCATCGAGTTCCGTAAAGTCACTCCAATCAATATCCGTTGGCATTTCACTTAGTAACTTATGATAAGTCTCTTCATCGATATCTTCGTAAGGAGCCTGCACATAAGTATGGTTTGAGTGAGGTAAGAAAGACACACCACTTACTTCATCAAAGTATTTCCAAACCCAAGCACCTACTTCAACCCACTCCTCATCTTTTACTGAGATAGTGACTGAGGGTTTGTGTTCACACCAGTGACGCTGATAGATTAACCACAACTCTAACTGTTCAATAGCTGACTTAGAGTTACGAGTAATAGCACCAGGAGGAGCCTTCATTGGGAAGCCAAAGACAGCTGTTGAATCAGGTCTAAATGCTTCATCTTCTACTGGAACACCCTTACTTTTTAGATACTCGTAGATCGGATCTTTTTTATCCATACGAATACGTCGTAAGTAATAATCGTTGTGTCGAGCATGGATGCCACTAGCACTGTCCACCAACTGAGAGACTGTACCTGAAGGCTTAACAGCAGTGATAGCAGCAGAAGCAGGAATACTAAGTTTTTCAGCAAGTTCTTCATTAGTTCTCCGAGCAATACCACGTAAGTATTCTAGTAATCGAGGATCAGGATTAGAGGTAATCTCAGCATCCATAATACCTGTCAAACTAACACCTAACAAACGCTCTTCTGAAGTATTCTCTACCCACTCTTCACTCAAGAAGTTAAACTTATTAAGAGTAGATTGAATAGTACCTAAGATAGATGCTAAGTTAACTTTACGTTCAAGAG